GGTCAGTAGTTCTTTTCTTACCCTTGCGTTTGTACATAGTGCCATCAGTTTGTTTCCAAGTTTTACGATTTAATAAATCAAACTTACCTACTCGGTACTCGCCATTTACTTTTGTAAAACCTGCACGAAACTTTGTAGCTTTGGTTGATGTTAGTAAATCATACAATAGATTAGAAACACTACCGACTTGTATGTTTGTTTGTATCATTGTACTCCTATTGGTTAATTGTTTTGGGGTGGTAAAGAATGTTTCGGTATTGTATAATTATAAACATTAATGGCATATGCACCTAACGATACCACCCCCCCTTGATTGTTGCGTGGGAAATCCCGACTTTGCCAAACAAAAAAGGGCAACCAAGTCTCCCTGATTGCCCTTATAATATACAACAATTATTTGTTATTGTCAACTAACTTTTGGATTTCGTCTATGCGTTCATTTAATTTGTGTAAGTCAGCATATATATCTGGCTTATCTAAATGTTTTGTTTTAAGTTTAACCATAAGTTCATCAAACTTTTTTAATTTTAATTGTATTTGTCTTGCTAAATTTATCATAAGGTCAGTATATAAAAAAACCCCATGTATGTCAAGCATACACAGGGTATCTTTTTAGAGAGAGCTAAAAAAGTCGGTTAATATTCTAATGATTTTTGTAAATATCTCATATGATAATAGCTATCTATTACATTATTTAAATCATAATATCCTGACATTCTTAACATAAGTTCTAATGCTATTGGCTCTTTCCAATTAGGTTTAACACCACTAGCTATATTACTATATGTTTTATACATTTTGTCAGCTTTTTTTTCTAGTTTAATTATTTGTTTTTGATTCATCAAGCACCCCCACGCAATATGCTATTAAACTTTCTCATCATATGATCGGTAATATTATCAAGCTGATTGGTTTGTTTCCATATGTCTTGTAGTGTATGTAGCTTGATAGTGTTCTCTCTCTCATAGTTTTCAGCTTTATTCTTTGACTGAACTTCAGCTATAAGTTGGTCTGTTTGGTCGGTCATAGTATCCTCTCTTTGTTAGATATTTATAAGCAGATTTTTTTGTACGAGGTAAATCTGGAAACCATTGTTTAAGTACATTTACAATACTGCCACGATAAAATCGTATGCCCATTGTATTTGTAGCCTCAGCTTTCAAAGTGTTCAAGCACATTTGAAACCTAAAGTTTTCTCTTTGCTCGTCATTATTAAAAGTAATCATTGTCATAAGACTCCTTTTGTTTATTCTTATACTATATCAAAGGTGTGGCATTGTGTCAAGGTGGGATTTATTTTTATTAAAACTTATATCTAGTTTTTTTTGTCTTTCAATTTCTTTATTAATATTTCTTAATTTGTATTGATGTTTAATAAATAAAATAACCCCCAAAATTATGAGGGTTATTCCACTATATATATAGAAATTAATTGTCATATATACTTCTATTCATTGTATTTAGTTTATCAGTTGCAATAGGTGTAATTGTTTCTAATTGTTTATCTGTTAAAGTTTTAACAACACTACTTTCTATTGTTTTTATAACAAGATAATTACTAAACATTTTTAAAAACATATCTAACCTTTTTATTATTGCTTTTTGAAATGTAGTCATTGTGATATATCTCCTTTGTTAATAAGTTTATATTATTAAAATAACTAAATGATGTCAAGTGTATAAATAAAAAACCCTACCAATATTTTTAGTAATGATAGGGTTAAAATTTATTAGAATATTAAATTTTGTATTAAAGTTATAATCGGCAACACCACAAATATAACAAATGGTATCGCCAAAAATAAAGTATATAAAATAGTCATAGTTGCTTTCTCCTTTCTTTTTTATATGTACCCACCTTATTATAGGTATTTAGTGGTGTCAAGCTGTATGCCAATGCTTCTAGTGTCTTCTAAAATTAAATAATTATTTTGTGCCATGCCAATGTTTCTAGTGTCTTCTAAAATAAAATATAATTTTTTTTTCGTGTTCTGGTTGTACAACTTTTAATTGAATAGAACAAAATGTGAACAGAATTACATGTAAAAATGTTCTCTAAATGTTCTAAATAAGCTCTAAAAGAACAAAATAAGAACACCAAGCTATGCAAAAAGTGATTTTTTTGAAGATCCATTTTTAATAGCATTATGCAAAAATTACATAGCTTAATATTACAAATAATTTTTTAAATGATTTGACAGTTTTTATTAATTCGTGCTATAACACTATTGTTCAATTAACTTAAAAAGGAGTACAAAATGAACGCACAAGTAAAAAAAGAAGAAACAAAAAAAGAAGTTTTACCTGTAAATAAAACTTCAGTTGAAACTTGGACAATGGTTCAAGAAGTAGCCAATAGTGAAATAAAAGCTAATGGTAAAATGTTATACATTTTTAAAAATTTTATGAAAATGTATGAAAATAAACAGTTAGATATATCAAAATATTTTGATGAAAAAGCAAATGATAAAAGTTTGCAATCAATTCTTTTTGATGTGTCGGGAAATAGAAAAACTTTGATAGCAAAAGATTTTAGTGCTTTTAATAATAAAGTTTTAATTCCTGCATTGGGTCAAAATCTTTTAAACTTTCAAAAAGATTTTAGTTATGAATACAAAGCATTAGAGCAAATTAGCCCTGTGGTTTTATTCGGACTAGCTAACAGAAAATGGTTAGACTTGGACAAAATGCTAATTGAAAGTGAAAATGCAAAAATTCCAGTTGAGATTTGTTTAGATTGGAATATTTTTAATTTCAAGAATTTATCTGGTGCAGAACAAATTTTTAGACATAATCTGGTTAAAAGCTTGTTTTCAGATAAAGAACAAGGAAAGCAATATTACTGTACTTTTAGAGGTGAAAAAGGTATTTTAGAAATATCTAAAAAATTCTTTATGCCAAAAAAAGTCCATAGTGATAATGTTCAAAATGCAATTGAAAGCCCATTTACAAAAGCATTAAATGATGTAAATGACGGAATTCTTGGTGCGAGTAATACACTTACCCAAGTTGCAAAAAATGAACCAATTACTAGCCCAAGTAATAAAAGGCAAAATCTAGAAGTTGACGCTTGTTATGATACTATTGAGAAATCAATAGAATTAATTTCAAGTACAAAATCTAAATATGCTCAAGCCAAATTACTAGAAATACATCAGTTAGTAATTGCTCAATTAACAGCAGATAACTTCAACGAACAATATCCAAAGGTAAAATTGCATAAAGTTGAATTTAATCCAAAGGTTAAAAATACAGTTGTTGATTTATTAAATGGTGCAGATTTAATTAAGTATGTATCAAATATTTAATTGAGTTGTTTACAGGGAATACTCATAATTACAAAAATGGGTATTCCCTCAATTTCCACCAAGCGATAACAAGGTATTTTTTTTAAAAAATTCTCGGAAATTTATCAGGGATTCCCCTGAAAATTCCCTCGTATTCCCAAAGGGAATATATAGGGAGTGCTAAAGCACCCATAATTTATAAATTTTCTCTACAACCTAGAGTGGTACACGGGTGGACAGGGGGGTATCCATATACTATATATACAAGCTCAACCTAAAATTACCAAAATGCCCTGTTAACTACCTAGTGGCTATATTTAAGCACTCAATATTCTGTAAATCTCGTGGCTATACCCTTGGGTGTTCCCTAGGGGGTATGTATAAATAGGTATATATTATATATAAAACCCCCCCGCAGTATCTTCAATACTATTATACACCTCATTTTTACTTTTGTCAATGACGATATGTTACAAAAGTGTCGCAGTTTACAAATAATCTTAAATTAATACTTGACAAAAGTGATATTTGTGTGTATACTAGAATCAGGTACACTTTAAACGGACACACAAACACAACCGCATACTCATATGCACAACGGGTCATCACTAAACTGTACCAATTACGGGAATAACCTAGGATTCCCTACAAAATTTAAAAATTATGGCAAAGTTTGAAGCAAATATACCAAGTTATTTAAAATCAGGTGCAGGTTCTGTACCGATTGATAATAATTTTGATATGGCTGGAGGTCCAGCAGAAAATTTATCACAAGTTATTGATAACTACAATAATAATTTTAGTACAGGAGTAAGAACTCCTGCTAATACACCTATGCCTGCACCAGATACAACTACAAACATGGCTCCAATAAGAATGCCAGAACCTAAAGTAGAATCTAACGCAGATATAAATCCTTTAGATTTACAAAGTATAATTAAACCAGAAGTAAAAGTAGCAGAAGAACCTACTATTCCTTCAGATGAAGAAATTAAAGATATACTAATTGCCTAATACAATTACAAATCTTCCATTTAAAGAAATAATGGAATTAATAAATGCAAGACATGGATTCTACTATAACAAAGACTCAAAAGAAAAGTTTAACAAATTCGCAAGAAAATTTCCTGGAGGCACTCTTCGGAGAAGCACGGGGAAATCCAAAACGAGCAGGGGAATTGGCAGGTTATTCCGAACACTCATATCCAAAGGTACTAAGAAGTCTAAAAACTGAAATAGTATCAAGAGCTGAGAACTACCTTGCAACTCATTCTGCAAAAGCTGCTACTAAAATGGTAGAAATGTTAGAAGAAGATGGAACAACTCCACATGCTAACATTAGAATGGAAGCTGCAAAACAGATATTAGATAGAATTGGTATTGTAAAAAAAGAACAGATAGATGTTAACATGAAAGCAATACATGGAATCTTTGTTCTACCTGCAAAAGATAATTTATATGGAACTAAAGAAGATCCCAAGAAAGTCTAGAGTTATTCCTTTTGGATATTCTGTAGATGAGACGGGAAAAATTTTATTACCTATTGAATCAGAATTACTAGCTTTAGAAAAAGCTAAAAACTATTTAAAAACTTGTTCATACAGAGAAGTAGCTAAATGGTTAACTGCTACAACAAAACGTTATATATCATATGTCGGACTTAAAAAAAGAATTACCAGAGATAGCACCTCCGAAGCCAAAGAAATTAAAAACAGTACGACAGAAAGCAAAGCAGTCAGTTAAAGAAATAATAACAAGAAGCAGAAAGAAAGTTGCAGCTGCTGAACAAGCTTTACGATCAGCAAAACAACACGCAGATAATGTTAAAACTAAGTTTAAAACTATAGATAAAACATTAGATGGTAAAGAGCAACAACTAATAACACAAGATGTTATTGATAGTGCACCTAAGAATGTTCAAGATCATATTGGTTCACAAAAGGTAATCTTTAAACCTAACAAAGGTCCTCAAACAGATTTCCTTGCAGCACCAGAACGAGAAGTATTTTATGGTGGGGCTAGAGGCGGTGGTAAATCATACGCTATGCTTATAGATCCTTTACGTTACTGTCACAAGTCAGGACATAGAGCACTTTTACTTAGAAGAACGATGCCTGAGTTGAGAGATCTTATAAATCATTCTCAACGTTTATACAGCCAAGCGTTCCCAGGAGCAAAATGGAGAGAGCAAGAAAAAGAATGGAGATTCCCTTCAGGAGCAAAAATAGAGTTTGGTTATGCAGAGAACATGACAGACGCTTTACGTTACCAAGGGCAATCTTACACATGGATAGGAATAGACGAACTTCCACAATATCCTTCGCCAGATATATATAATTTTCTAAGATCGTCACTTAGATCAGTTGATCCTGAAATACCTGTATACTTAAGAGCTACAGGAAATCCAGGTAATGTAGGTTCTCAATGGGTTAGAGAAATGTTTGTTAACCCAGAAAAACCTAATACAACTTTTGATATTAAGATAGATACGCCTGTAGGAACTAAAACTATTACACGTAGATTTATACCTGCAAAGTTACAAGACAATCCCTATCTAATGCAGACTGATGACTACTATGCTATGCTAGCGTCATTACCTGATATACAGAAAAAACAATTTTTAGATGGAGATTGGGATGCATTTGAAGATTCAGCATTTCCAGAATTTAAAAAAGATATTCACATTGTTGAACCTTTTGACATACCTAAAGGCTGGCAAAGATTTCGTGCTGCTGACTGGGGTTATAGTTCTCCTGCTTGTTGCTTATGGTTTGCTATTGACTATGATAATAATCTATGGGTTTATAGAGAATTGTATACTCAAAAAATTACAGCAGATGTTTTCGCAAGAAAAGTATTAGAGTTAGAACACGGAGAATATGTACGTTACGGGGTCTTAGACGCTAGTACATGGGCAAAGAGAGGTGATGTGGGTCCAAGCATTGCAGAAACAATGATACAACAAGGATGTCGTTGGAGACCTTCAGATAGAACACCTAAAAGCAGAATTAATGGTAAACTTGAAATACATAAAAGATTTAAGTTTACTGATGAAAAACAAAAAGAACCAGGTCTTAGATTTTTTTCTACTTGTAGAAATTTAATTAGAACTCTTCCTTTATTACCATTAGATGATAATAATCCTGAAGATATAAATACACATACAGAAGATCATGCTTACGATGCATTAAGATATGGATGTATGAGTAGACCTACGCATACTAGTTATGCCAATAAATTATTTAATAGTAATAACAAAACAACTAATTTTATTCCCTCAGATAAAATATTTGGATATTAACAATAGGGAATAAATGAAAAAAATAAAGTTACCAACTATAACTAAAAAGAATTTTCCTTATGAACTAGTAATGGCTTATTGGGAAGATATTGTTGGATCATGTGAATGGTCTGAAATACCAGATATAAAAAAATCAAAGACAGCAATATGTTGTAGCTTTGGATGGCTAGTAGAACAGAATGAAAATACAACTGTGATAATGGCAGATTTTATATTTGAAGATAATAATAAAATAAAAACAGGTGGTGGACATACTACTATCCCAACAAAAAATATAATACACATTAAAAAAATAAAAATATAGGAAACAATATGGAAATGAAATTTGACCCCAAAGCTAAAGTTAAGCAAGGTGATCTAGGATCAGCTCCTGATGGTAAGCAACCAAATCAAGAACCAGGTAATTTAAAAATTACTTATGGTAAAGAGGAACGTGCACA